AATTTAAAAAATATATTTACTGTGGATCACCAGATACCCAGTCCTCTACCCAATCAATACCTGTGTAATCAAGTGGGCTTATTTCAATTTTTTCAATTCTATTTGTCTCTCTAGAAATCACTTTTAGCATAGCATGGTTCTCAAAATTATGAACGATGCTATAACTATAGTTTGATGGATCTGTATATGGCATAACAGGGAAATTCCATCTGTAATACCTGTTTGTTTTTACATTGCATATTGCACATAGTCCATCAATATTGGCGAAGATCACCGACATTTTGCTTAAGATTTGATTTAAAAAGTATTTTTGTTCCGTTTTTACGAATATTCAACACGCCTAAGACCCCACTTTTCCATACACTTGGTCAGGAATACCTGACAGTCGTGGCAAGGCTTAGACTGCATAATTTGGTCATTCTTGTTCAAACGAAATACCGTCAACACGCAACCACGAAGTTGTGAGATATCACCAAGACTCTTCACAACTGCGCATTCTGCATGCAGTGTTTGGTCATTACAACCACAACCACTCGAACGACTTCCTGCCTTATTTCTAGCTACTGCAATCACTTTACCTCTTTTTGTTATTACTGCGAAATGTTCGCTTGTGTTAAGTCTCTGTGTATTGTGGCAGCCACGCCTATCCAGCTTCTCGCGATTAGCGACAACGAACGACATTTTATTGCTTTATTCTTGATTTAATAGAATGAAGTCCGTTTTTAGACAATATGGGTCTTTTAAAGTATCAAGTATGAATGATTCTTGGAAAGCTCTACGTCGTCATTCTCGAGGATGGATGGAAGATCCTCCTGCTAAGGTCCACGTTTCAATTATGTTCGGCGCCGGATTTATGGTAACTCCTGCATTTATTGCAAAACACAATATAACTCATGTTGTAAACTGTGCTCAAGATTCAGATAGTCCGGAGTGGTTTCGTGATCATAATCCTACAAAATATGCATGCATTAATGCAGTTGATAATATATCTGTTGATATAACCGGTTGGTATCCGCGGTTTGCTGACACAATGAATAAATTTTTATCAGATCCAGAGTCAAAAGTTATATTTGTTCACTGTCAGTGTGGAATTAATCGAAGTGGATTTTTGACACTGTTATATTGTATTCAAAAATTTGGTTACGATTTTGATTCGACTGCTAAAATGATTCTAGCACAAAGACCATGTGCATTAACAAATCCTGTTTTTCGCGAACAACTTATAAACTATATTAAAAGTAATGGGAGATCTGGGTAACAATCCTATATGGTCAAATTTAGAAAATGAAAGCACGGAACTGTTGGGTCCGTCCTACAGCTATTCGGATAATATTCCAGGTCCTGGTTCTTTGGGTGTTGGCTCAAATGGAACATTTGGACAAATTAGTACCAACTTGGGAGCTGTTGAAACATATGTGAAAGGAATGATCACAGGTGATCCTCCGTTAGGAAACCGTTTTTTCATAAATACAGGTGGTACATGCACAGCAATAGACGGATCCCTACAGTCTCGATACAATTTTATTAATAACATTCCGGGTGGCGGTAGCCCACCTGCAGGTTTGCAAGATTTGTCATTTCTATCAAATGATCTTCGTGGATTAATTCCGGGAATCATGGAAGACATTGAAGGTCTTGATCCATATTATTTATTTAGTGCTATGACGGCAGATGGAAGTCCTCCTTGCGACTGTTACACATGTGATGTAACAAGTGGGGGTGCTTCTTATTTTTTGACTACAACACTATCTCCCGATTTTGATCCAGCTCTTTGCACCAAGACTGATATTTCTAAGTGTAAGCCCGCACCTAAAGAGTCATTCACAAATCAGTTTGATACAACTATGATTCCAACACTTCTTGCAGCGGCACTCCTTTTATTTTTTGTAATGAAGTAGTATTTTAAGAGTGAAACTTTAGTGAAACAATAAGATGGAAAATATCTTCCGTATAAAAAAGACATCTGATTCATCGTCGCCTATAAAAACGCAGGGCACGCTCGATCATATTCATTCTACGATCATATCATCAATTCGAGATACTAAATTAAATACAAATGAAATTGAAGAACAATGTGTAAAATTGGAAGAACATGTTGAGGACATGACTGTATCAAGTTCAATTGAACAAATTGTTAAATCGTCTAAAGCAGAATCGGAATTAAAAGAATTACGGTTTAGATTAGATTCTAAAAATCCAGTTGAAGAATATTACGTAAAAAATGCAGACATTATGCTTCAATATTACGGAAATACAGAGAAACCAAAACAAGCAGCAACGTCTTGTATGGATGAAAATACATTCGTAAAGTATTTGGTCACAAGTACGGCCGGCGATACCGGTAGTCAAAGTAAAAAACAACTTTTTGAAGAATATGCTACTCGTATGAAACTGAAAGGAATGGAAGTTGCGGAAATGAAACAGGTTATTACCGAACACTGTGAGTCCTGTAATATTGCTCGTGAAGAATTGACATCAGAAGGTGTACTTGTATGCCCTAAATGTGGATCAGAAGAATACATTATGGTAGTATCTGATTTTCCTTCATTTCGCGATCCTCCTAAAGAACGCAATAATTATGCGTATAAAAAGATCAATCACTTAAATGAAATTTTGAATCAGTTTCAAGCAAAGGAATCTACAATTATTCCAGATGAGGTGATGCATGAAGTCATCAGTGAAATTAAGAAACGCCGTATTCAGAACATTGCTCAAATGACCGAAAAAGAAATACGAGACATTTTAAAGAAGCTAAATAAATCTAAGTATTACGAACATGCCGCTCATATTCTTTCGAGACTTAACGGAAACCCTCCACCAACGATTACGCCAGAAATTGAAGAAAAGATTCGTACGATGTTTCAAGAAATCCAGGCGCCTTTTTTGCTGTACTGTCCGGATGACCGCACTAACTTTCTGTCTTATTCGTATATTTTGTTCAAGTTCTTCGAGCTGCTGGAACTGGATGAGTACAAAGCGTATTTCCCTTTACTAAAGTCACGTGATCGTTTGATTGCACATGATTTCATATGGAAAAAGATCTGTGAGTATTTGCGCTGGGAATTTATACAAAGTGTTTGAAAACGAATTTATTATATATTTGTTACATAACTCTCAATAAAATGTCTGTCACTCTACTTTCTGTCAACTATAACGAGTCGTATGATGATCTGGTTGTAAATGATACTAACACTGTGCGTGTTATGTACTTTGCTGGTCAAAAGAAGGCTAAGCGTGATGATTGGATTACGCCTGGATCAATTCTAATCGAGAAGATTGATAGCCAATGGCTGTATGTTGGGATTGTAATGTTTGTTTATGAGGTAGAGCCAGTTGATGGAGTTGCTCGGTTTCTACTAGTTCTAGAGAAGAACAATCATTCTGGAGTTACGGGTAAGACCAAGAAGCTTCTTATGGAGAAAATTGGTTGGATTCTAAGTGATGATGCTCCCGGAATTGCCCACGTAACTCATGTTTAGAGCTAAAACGGTATAATATACCAATACAATGCGTTTTTTACTTATTAGTACTCATGTTGATCAAATGACCGGCTATGCTAAAGTTGTAACAAATCTACTTCAGCAGATTTCTACCGTTCCGAATGTAAAAGTTTTTCATTTTGGGTTTCAACGGCATCCATCTCGTCCCGGAATTCGAACTGCTCCCAAAGGTATTATTCAATATGATGCTGCAGCAAATGAGGATCCTCGTGAAGAAGGATTTGGATTTAATAAAATTAACGAGTATATTGATACAGTAAATCCCGATATCGTTATGATCTATAATGATCCATTTATTGTTTATAAATTTATTGAAACGATGAAATATGAAAAAGATAAATCATCGTTTAAGCTTTGGATCTATCTAGATCTTGTATATAAAGGAACTGTGAAACCCATTGTTGAAAAGATTAATCAGTCGGCTGATCGTATTTACATGTTTTCCGATACATGGGTTAAAGAATATGCAAGCTACGGGCCTGCTCCGACAATTTCAGTAATGGAACATGCTGTAGATTCCACTGTGTTTTTAAGAGCTGATAAGTACACACGTAGTGGTCTTCGCATGTCTACAGGTATTCCAACAGATGCTATTATTTTCTTGAATGCAAATCGTAATTCTCAACGAAAGCGACTTGATCTTTGCATTATGTCATTTGTTGAACTAATTTCACGAGATATTACCAAACCTTATTTTATGATGATTGTAACTGCTGCAACAACTCAAGGCGGTGCATATTATGACATAACTCGTATTTATAATACTGAACTTGAAATGCGCGGTCTTTCATTGGATACAATCGGTAAACGACTCATACTTGTCGATTCTGCAGCAACTCCACTGTCTGATGCTAAAATTAATGAAATATATAACATCACAGATATTGGAATTAACACTAGCGACGGAGAAGGGTTTGGTCTCTGTCAACTAGAGCATTTGTATACTGGTGCTCCTCAAGTTGTAACTGATGTTGGAGCATATTCTGCATTTTTGACTTCCGATGTTGCAGAATTTATTCCATCGTCTGGGCATTCGTATTTTTCAGGATCAATGCCAATTGGGTTTCAATGTCCAATATTTGATCACAAAATCATTGCAGATGCAATGCAGAAGACAGTCGACACGCTTGATGAGCGTCGTGCAGCGGCTAGAACCTATTCGTTCAAAACGTGGCCAGAAGTATGTGCTAACTGGCTTACGGATATTCGCAATGAATGTAAATAAATGGAGACATTTTACAGACGAATCGGTGAACTATCTCACGAACAACGCAGAACAGTTTTAACTAATATTATCGCTCAAATGCGTCAACACCAACAGCATCCAATCGCCGACGCATTTTATGATATACTGTCATGTTATCCTGAATTTCCTTTGTTTAAACACGAACAAAGCTTTAGACTCTATCTTGCATGGCCGAAGATTTTTGCGATGCAAAATCATCCACTTGTTAATCAAATTGTAAATCAACCTATATAATAATGTGTTACAGTGCCGAAGTGTCATTGGGGACCTTTTTGTTTGTAACTGTTATATGTGGATACTTATGGTATCGAAATCATAAGATTGATCGAGCAGTTGCATTAATGTTATTTGTCATAGGATTTATGCAATTTTTAGAATATATCCTATGGATGAATTTGGAGTGCAATGATACAAATAAATTTATAAGCAAACTGTTACCTGCTTATCTATTTTTTCAGCCAGTTATTCTTAATTTAATTGTTTGGCAAATGAAGGCAGGAACGGGTACTTTATATCCGTATATAGTTATTTTTGGAACTCTATTTGGATTATTATATTTTATGTATCATCACGATAACAGACCATGCGTAGAAAAAAGTGACTGCAAACATCTAAACTGGAATATTAAAAATAATATAATTGATGATGATATTGATGTATTTAACTATGTTGGAATACCATTCTATTATTTTGCTCTATTTTATGCAGGCGGAACATTAAAGAATGTGGCGCTTTCAAATATATTTTTAGTTACATGGTCAGCTTCATGGGTAATTACAAATGCTTTATATAAAGAAGTTTGGTCTTCTGTATGGTGTCATGTTGTAAATGCGTGTGGGATAGCCGCATTAGTTATTTAAATTGAATGAATTTAGTAAATAAAATGCCAGAGTGTTCAGTTTGTATGGTTGATATGGATATGGAAGAATATGATGACCCAAATGAATCAACACGTACATGTGTTCGTTTGGATTGTAAGCACGCATATCATACCAAATGTGTTCTAAAATACATGAAGGAAACCAATTATGAATGTATTCTTTGCAATAAACATCGTAATCCAATTGAAGAAGCTGGATTAATTGAACAAGCACACGCCGAGGTTAGAAATGATAAAGAGTTTCGTAGACTTAAGAAAGAAGTTAGAGCTGCGGCTTCTGAATTTACTCAGACTAAAAAGATCATGAAACAGGCAATTCAAGAGTTTATCCGTTCGCACGCAGATGAATGGCAAGCGAACGAAAAAAGAAAAAAAGTGTTGTCGCTTGAATCTAAACTTATCCGCTATGTTCGGAAGTTTGTTCTCGCTAAACCTATGCTAGCAGGTGCAGTTCTTCCAAAGTTAAACGTATATACTAGAAATTACATAAGTGGTCTAAAAATGTGGAACTACCGATCCAAATATGTACATTTTGATTTACTCTAGTTTTTAATCA